ACCGGCGATCTTCTCAACAAAGTAATGTGAGGTGTGATGCCGCCGACGCCACCACGCAAACCAGCACCGCCGAGGAAACCACCGGCACCAAAGAAGCCGGTTCAGAAGACAGTTCAGCATCCGCAACCAACTGCTCATCAACTTGAGGTCATTCGGCGTAACTCCCTGCTCAAGAACGCGCAGTGGGGAATTCGCTGGGAGCCTCGGATTCATTACACGATGGAACTAGACCGTGACGACTGGCTCAACGAGGCACCGTTCACCCTACCAGTATGGACTGACTGCTCCGGCTTTGTTACTCTCTGCTACAAATGGGCGAAGCTGCCGGACCCGAACGGGCTTGGCTACAAATGGCTCGGGTACACAGGAACATTGCTCGATCATTGTCACCCGATTGAACACAAGGACGTCAAGATTGGCGACCTTATTGTGTACGGCCCGGAAACTGGCGAGCACGTCACGATGGCGATGGGTCTAACGCACGAGGGCATCGTTGTTGTGAGTCATGGCTGGGAGGGCGGTCCAAGGCAGGAGATGAACATCATCGAGATCAATGCGCATGATCCGCCCGTCCGCTATCTACGTCACCCAATCTTCGCTGCACCCTAGGAGGCAACATGACATCAACATCAGACCTTCCGCCGGTTGTGCCGAATCCACCGAGCAACACGTTCCCGAACAAGGGACCGAACGATCCGCAGAAGGTGGGATGGCAGACCACTGAGTTCTGGGCAGCGGCCGCCACAGCGTTTGGTGCACTCGTTGCGTCATTCGCTGACGCATTGCCGCCTAAGTGGGCAGCAGGTATCTCTGTGGTGGCATCTGCTGCTTATGGTCTGTCTCGTGGCCTCACCAAGATGAACGCTTCGTAACGATGAAGAAGGGTCTTCCTTTGAAGGGCAAGGACTTTGCGACGACGCAGTCCGGCGGCAAACTGCCCAAGAATCCCAAGGGACAGAAAACAATATGTTAGGAGGGGCGATGGCCCGTAAGAAGAATGGCATCCCGATCAACATTCCTATGAAGGGTTCGAGGACAACAACGTCGATGAGGAAAGTCCCCAAGAACCCGAGGGCACAGACCACTCGCTGACATGCCGCCTGTAGGCCGACCAAGAATCAGTACGACACAAGGCGCTCGTCCTCCGACCGTTCTCACAGGGGTTGCTGATCCCTGGAACTACGGCACGTCTGTCGATATGCTCACAGGCGCAGTTGCGCCGTGGCACAACTTCTACGACACGGTCGAGGATGTACCGGAGTTAGTCTGGCCGCAAAGTGTCTACACGTTTGACCACATGCGAACAGATTCGCAGCTGGCGGCCCTGGTCACTTCAGTAGTCTGGGGCATCACCCAGCTACGGTTCATCCTCGATCCCAACGGCGCGCGTGCGTCACTTGTCAAAGAGATCTCCGAGGATCTCAATGTGCCAGTGAAGGAAGCCGAGGACAAGCCGAGCGGTAGGCTGAAGCACCGCTTCTCACACAAGAAGTTTGTGGGGCAAGCGTTGCTCTCGGTCATCTACGGGCACCAGTACTTCGAGCAGAACGGTGAGATCATCAACGGCAAATGGCGGCTGCGCAAGATGTTCCCGTTGACGCCGCGTTCTATCGCACAGATCAACGTCGAGGATGACGGCGGCTTGGCCAACATCGTACAGTGGTCCTCTCGTCTGCCAAACGGGATGACTGATCCCATTGATGTCGATCGGCTCACAGCATTTGTCTTTGAGCAAGAAGGGCATAGCTGGGTTGGTCGGTCGATGATGCGGGATTGCTACAAGAACTGGGTGATCAAGGATCGGTTGATTCGCGTCGAGGCGATCAACCACGAACGTGCCGGCGGTGTTCCGTACGGCGTTGCGGCGCAAGGGTCTACGCCTTCTGAGATCAACGATCTGAATGAACTGATGCAGCAATTCAGGATCGGTGAAACATCAGGCGCTGCGGTCCCATTCGGATCCGAGATCAGAATCGCCAAGGGATCCGGTTCGGACATCGACACAACAATCAGGCGTCACGACGAAAGCATGGCGCGTCGGTTTCTACTGATGCTGGCGCAGTTGGCACAAGGTAGTTCGCACGTGGGCTCCTACGCGCTGAGTGAGACGTTTGAAGACTTCTTCCACGTCGGGCAGCGTAACATCGCCCAGTGGTACTGTGACGTAGTCAACGAGCACCTCATCGAGGACATCGCTGACTGGAACTACGGCGAGGGCGAAGACCAAGTGCCCAAGCTGACTTGGGAGCGCATGAGCGAGGATTCGCTGGGAGTACAGGAGTTGGCCGAGCTAGTTCAACGCGGAGTCATCATCATGGACGATGAGATGGAGAACACAATTCGCAACCGCTACCAACTGCCGAAGCGTTCCTTCCCGCGTCCGCCAGAGCTCATGGGACCTGGTCTTCCGCGGACGCAGCCTCTCGAGGCTCCTCCCGGTACAGCACCCGGTACACCAGGAACTATCTCCCAAGAAAAAGTGCCGGCTCTCCCGGCGGGTGCTCCCTCCTCGGGTGCCGGCACTGCTGTAAAGGCATCCTTCTGGGACAAGATCCGAGGACGAAAGCCAGATGTGATGGCCAGCGGCCCAGCGCTTGTAACCGTACCCAACGTTGAGATCGCACACATGGGCGTTGAGTATAGTCTGAGCACTGGTTCGCGTACATTCACGCAGGGAGACCTACAGTCGCTAGTGATGGCGGCGAACGAGGACTTCAGCGTGCCGACGCCCAGGCTAAAACTTGGGCACACTGATCCACGCTTCAACGACGAGCAGACATACGATGCCACCCCAGCATTCGGCAGCATTCGGAATCTGAGGCTGTCGGAGAATGGTACGTCGGTCTTTGGGGATTATGTAGGTATTCCCAAATGGCTAGCGCCCATTTTGGCATCCGCGTACCCCAGCCGCTCTATCGAGGCGAGCATCAACGTCGAGTCTCATGCCGGCAGAACGTGGCCGCTGGTACTAACGGCGGTTTCGCTTCTTGGTGTAACGTGGCCAGGCATCACCGTCCTTGAAGATTTACCCATGTACTACGGAGAGGAGGTTCCGGAGGGAGTCATCATCGACCCTGCATTGATTGCTGCTGTTGGAGGTACAGACGTGAAGATGCCTTGGAAGAAGGGTGATGTTCAGGCATCGGCGAATCTGGACGACATCAGACGCACGTTCTACCAGGACTACGTCAAGTCCAATCCAGACGCCAACATGTGGTGGATCCAGGCCGTTCTCGTCGACCCCAACGAACTCGTCGTTGAGGACGATAGTTCAGGACAGCTTTTCATGCTCTCCTTCTCGGCAGACATGACGGGCAAGGTTTCCTTCGGGGATCCTCGGCCGGTACGGATCGACTACGTGCCGGATGCGCCGGAACTTCAGAAGGCTGCGGCGAGTCACATCGCCGCTTCGCTGGCGGTGGGACGTACAGTCGCTGCCAGTTGGGACAAGCGGGAGGACAGCGTTCTCCCTGAGACAGGAGGCAAGATGGACGTTCGCAAGCGTCTGGGCCTGCCGGAGGACGCGACCGACGAGCAGGTCCGTGCCACTCTTGCGGAACTCAACGCCGCCGCGGAGTCTCCCACACCAGGAGAGGAAGAGACGCCTGGTGAGGAGGAAACGCCTGGTGAAGAGGAGACGCCAGGGGAAGAGGAAACACCAGGGGAAGAGGAAACCCCTGGTGAGGAGGAGACGCCAGGAGAAGTCACTGCCAGCGGTCTTCCGCCCGGCACCGTCCTGGTCGACAAGAAGCAATGGGAAGCCGTCAGAGCGGCGTCCCAGGAGGCGGGCGCATTCGTGCGCAGCGCCAAGAAGAAGACCAGAGCAGACCTGGTTGCCGCTGCCATCGCAGACGGGCGCATCGCGCCTGCAAGCAAGAAGCACTGGACAGACCTATTGGCGAAGGATCCGAACGCAGAAGCGGTTCTCGCCAAGTTGGCGCCAGGGCTGATCCCGATCGATCTGCGAGGATCGGCAGAGGACGACGAACTGGCTGCTTCTGGTGGTCCCACACCAAGCCAGGTCGAGCAGTGGACGCGTGAGATGTTCCCGGAGACACGCCCGGGACGGACCGATGTGGCTCTCACAGCATCGTCGGGCGCGTCAGGTCGCGTGGGGTCCGATGGACACTACGCCAGACGGTAAGGAGGCGAGATGAACAACGAATGCATCCCGCTCTTCGAGGCCGCGTACACGCAGAAGATCACCGTGCACTGCACAGCTGCCATCACAGGTCGGCGATTCGTCGCTCCTCTGGTGGGCGGCTACCAGGGCTCAGGTCCAGCGCTGTCGGCAGATCCGCTGCCTACAGGTGATGGCGGCAACCTCATCGTTGCCGGACCAGCGGGTAACCAGGCAGCGGCCAGTGGTGTCGCTGCGTGGGACGCGCCTACGGGCGGGAAGGGTGTGATCATCCGGGGTGCCGGCACCATCGTTCCGATGGAGTGCGGTGCTGCTGTGACCCTGGGAAACAACGTCGGGTCGGACGGATCGGGTCGGGCCATCAACTCAGCTGCCGGCGTGGTACTGGGCATCGCTCAGAACGCGACGACGGCTGCTGGTCAGATCGTCAACGTCCTTCTGAACTTCTGAGAGAGGGGGTGTAATATGAGAAGGCTGCGCAGAAAGCGGTACGAAGTTCTTCAGATCGACCACGGCGCTGGCGTTACGTACGAGCCAAGCACCGTAGATGAACTCGTCGCTGCGGGTCGCATGGATCCGGAGTTCGAACGGATGGACTTCCGCAAGGTGGAGGGCATCATCCGGGCGAGCGCCGGTGCACCCCTGGAGGTTCGGGCGGCACCATACGCTGGTGCTGTGACCAACCCTCTCGGGCCTCCGACGATCTCAGGGACGACGTTCAGCATCGACATCGCACTACAACAGCCAACGCGTGTAATCACGCCCATGGTGCTGGACATCACGAGGCAGCGATTCTTCGTGGATCGCGTGTTCGCCTCTGCCGGCGGTGTGACCGGCGGTGCCGTGGTGTACGACGTCGTTGTTCAGCCCGATCTGTACGCAGATCGTGACATTCAGCGGGTGGAGCCGGGATCGGAGTTCCCGATCATCGCCTTCAGCCGACGCGCGCCGCAGGCGGCTGTCGTGGAGAAGTGGGGCGGCAAGTTCTACTTCCTCGACGAAGCTCGCGACCGCAACCTCACCACAGAGT